TTGCCCTTTTCCTTTTGACGTTCGAAGCTCATTCTAATCTCCAGATAGAAAGAACCCCCTCCGATTAAAGAGGGGGTTTGTTACTAGTAACGATTAAGGACCGTTAGAACCGTACACAGCACGGGGATCAGACCAACCGAAGCTATAACGCTCGTAGCCTTTGGCTTTAGCGTTCATAGTATCAAAGTCATTGTCTTGATCAAACGTGACAGCGTGACGCTCATAGTACTTCATACCAGTACCACCTGGGAGGGTGTTACGGATAAACCAAGCGTGTGGGCTTGTGAAGTAGTGGTTCACTTTAAAGCCACCAGGGATGTACTTGCCAGACGAAATCACGTTGATGTCGTTGTTGGCATTACCTGTCTGGTAGTTAGAGTGCAGAATGCGTTGAGCATTAAACACTTCTTGACGAGCAATGTGCAAGCTCTTTGGTTGGATAGCAATCAACAAACCACGGTCGTTTTGCAGACCCATGATTGCGACCACTGCATCTTCCAAAGAAGCTTCCGACAAGTCAACGTCAACGGTAGGCTTATTAGACCAAGTACCGCCAGCAGTGTTAGGGTGAGCTGTAGAACACAACTCAACACCGTCACCACCTTTATATGTGCTGTTGAAAGCACGGTTGTAAACGTTAGCAGCAATGTTTTCTTTCGTTTGACGGAAAGACATAGCCAATGCAGCAGCACGTTTCTTAGACACTGTTTCGTACAGGTTGTCATCCATTTCTTCTTTAGTCACGATGTAACCCATGCTGTAAGCAACGTGGGTGTAACGTGTAACGAAGCCTTGGATTTCAGAGTCGTACTGAGTGCCCACGCCTTGATCTTTAACAGGCACCAAACCGAAGCCAGACAATTGAACGTCTTCTTCATAGTTTTGGGTAGAAGTGTCTTTATCGAACAAGTCGATGTACTCTTCTGGATGCTCTGCATAAGTTTGACCCCACCAAGCTTTGATGCCAGGCCACAGAGCCTTGGGATGGGAACCAGTAGTAATAACGCCAGCCATAATATTTCTCCTTTAATAGGCTATAGATTAAGCAGTGCCTTGGGCTTGCTTGTACTGAGACTTGTTGAAAATCAACTGTACTTTAGCGTAAGCGCCAGCGGCGTTATCAGCACGTTGAGCCAAACCAATGATCGTAAAAGGCAGACCCAAAGAGCCAGAGCTACCTTGAGCAACGATAGTCGAAGCTTTAACGGTAGTGCTAGATTGGGGTGACGATTGCGACAAAGTAGATGTTTGGTCAGCAGTCCAGTTGGCACCTGCATTCTTCCACACATCAGCCAAAGCGTAGCTATCAGCTTCAGCTTCGTAGATGATGCTTGGATCGGTAGTCACATAGACGTAGCGAGTGCCAGAACTCTTAGAGAGATACAGCTTCGACAAATCAATGTTAGTACCTTGCAGGCTTACACCTGGATCGGCAGGACGGATACCGACAATAACGCCCAAAGGCAAATCAGTGTCAGCAGTCACTTTGGTGACATAAGCAACGCCGTTTGCATCGGAACCAGCAGTGAACTTCACCACATCGCCAATGGCGTATGTGTTAGAAGAATCACTAGCGATTGCGAACAATTGACCTTGCTCGTTAAAGGCTGCACCAGTAGTTGTACCTACTGGAGACAGACCGCGAGGGCGAGATACGTTAGCCATTTAAGACTCCTTGTACGTTAAGAAATTTTAATACCACCTGTAGGTTCATAGAACGACGGATTCTCACCCGTGATCTTTCCCTTACGGATAGCATTATCAATGCGATTGTTTTTAGCCTGAAGCTCAGCTTGATCTTCCTCATACCATTCTTGCCGAATCTTCATTAAGTATCCGTATTGCTCCGAGCCAGTAGCACGAGGGTTTACGAGGTACCGAATTCTTTCTCCGAGGTCACCATTACGGGACACTACGTTTTCACTCACGCCACCAACTTCAGCAGGTCGGACAAACTCGTAGCCACTATCCATAGCTTCTTGAATGCGACTTCCAGTGTCTGTGAAGACATGGAGGTGATAACCTGGTATCTGTTGACGGACACTTAACTTGGCTTCCGTACCATTAAAGGTATTACGGCGTTTTCGAGTTGTACCATCTGCTGCTGGTGTAGAAGCCGCTACTGTTACAGCATTGCGTTCTTCTGCTTTAGCAATAAGACGATCACGTTTTTCAAACTCATTTAGTGCGCGGGGCATAATAATTTCCTTTCAGTTTACTTACAAATCAAGACCAGTCATACGATTGAACGTATTCTTCTCTAGTCATCAGCTTCTGTTTAACGAACTTGTCGCAAGCTGCTTTAGCGTCAGCTGGTAAGTTGTCATAAGACTGGGCATTGCTGCCACCACGACTTTGACGACCTGAACCAGATTCAACTCGACTAGTAGGACTTTGCTTCTTGTTGCCAAACTTATTAGGAAGTTCTTCTGCTAACACTTCATCAAGCTTATCTAGGAAGGCTTGACCTTTAAGCATTGGAAACTCCAAACGAATACTTTCGCCAATCCCGTTAGCTACTGCTGTCATTCGCTTATCCTGTCCGAACCAACTGTTAGTGTCCAACCAAGCCTGAAGTCCAGGATCAATTGAAGCAGGTGCAGGTGCTTCAACAGAAGGCTTATCAGCATCCTTAACGGCTTGCAAAGCTTCTTTGTGTTCTTCTTTTGCTTGGTCTAACGCATCATCTAGAGCATTGACTTTCTGACCATCACCGTCGCTAATAGCTTGGGCACGGCTTTCCTTAATCTCTTGAATACGTTTTTCGTATTCTCCAGCTTTACGCTCGTAAGCTTCTTTCTGGAATTTCTTAAACTCTTCTGCTGCTTCACGAAACTCTTTAAGCTGTTCCTTAGTGTGCTGCAAGTCTTTAATAAGGTTCTCATTATTCTTACGCAGAATAGGAAGAATCTCACGACCACGCTTTACAAAAGTATCAGCATCTACCCAGTCAGACTCATTGCCACGGAAACGTTCTTTAGGAACCCAACCTTGTGACTCTGCTTCTTTTACGACTTCAGGTGCGACTTCGTTACTAGTAACATTTTCTTCGCTCATATCTTACTCCTAAATTACTTCGTTGCCAAATGAATATCAACCACGTCAACGTCAGCATCCAAAGTGCCAGTAACGTCTAGGTCGTTGATCATGCGGTATTGCTTACCATCTTTACCAAGATACATAAGACCAGCATACTTAGCAAAAACAACTTTATCCCCGATAGCACACCAAGGACTAGGATAGTCTTCGTAACATTCGTTACCCATAGCGACAACAATACCAGAGGTATTAGCCATCTGTTCACGTGCACTAGTTTCTTCTGTAGCAAGGATAATCCCGCTTGCAGACTTCTGTTGCACTTCAATTGGTAACAGCAGGATACGATTGCCTACTGGGTTAATACCTGACACATTACTCATTTGTTTCTACCTTTTGTGTTGCTTCAAACAAATCGCCATATTCCAAATCTAGAATAATTGCGATAGCTCTACAGCGACCTTTAACTTCTGATTCGTCCTCATACGAGGAACTAATCAAACCTTCTTTCATGGATTCACGATCTTGACTAAGCATCTTCATCAGACGTTTAGTAACAGGATGGTGTTGCCACTCTTCAAAGGTACTGGGGCTTACAGCTTCCATTCTCTCTCCTTTTAAAAACTCTTACTGAGGCAGTTGTGGCATCTCCATTTGTTCCTGGGGCTGCTCACCTGCTGCTTCTTGGCTTTGTTTCATAGTTTCGTAAACAGAATTCATAGTTTGGATAGAACTAAGAATCCCTTCACGACGTTCACGAGCCATACCAATCTGTGTATTGATCTCTTGCAAACGAAGTTTCTCTCCCTCATGCAAGACACCAATCTTAAGTACTTCAGCTTCTGCTTGTAACTTTTGAATCTTAGCTTGATTGAGTTCAGCTTCGCTCATTAGTTTCAACAGAGCCATCTTCATATCAAGTTCAGCTTGAGCTTGTTTAGCTTGTTGCTTCATTTGTTCAATCTGAACTTTAGGGTTTATTGGAGGCTTGACAGCATTAGGACCCTTAGGATCAGGCAAGATACGATCAATGTTCGTAACCTTCATAGCCTTAAGGAACATGTATTCAGCTTCGTAACGGTTATACAAACCTGGGGTAGCTTGTACACGTTGGGCAATAGCCATAGCTTGATGAACACGTTGTGAATCAGAAGTCACACTTGGATCAGCAGTAGGCATCACATCTGTAACAGGGCCAGCGTAGTCATCAGCCAACACAATACCTTCGCTTTGTGAGTTAGATACGTATGGTGTGTTTTCAGAAATAAAGATTTGGTTCAAACGATACAGCTTACGGAACTCTTGCTTCAAACTGCGGTGAGTACGTTTGAAGATACCGTTAAATATCTTCATGCCTTGCTCAGCCATAGTACGGGTAGTTTCAGCAGGAGTGTTCTGACCTGGGTTCTGACCAGACAAGATGTCTACTGATCCACCAATACGTTCGCCGTAGTTGATCAACAAGTTCAACAACGTAAACATAACTTGAGATGGTTCACGTACTGGCAAGGGAACAATGCCCTTACGCAGATCATCACCAGTTGTGTCTACATGCTTCCATTCCATAGGATTGAAGGCGTAGTTGCCACCACGTAGCTTGATACCACGGCTAAGGAATCCACCAGCAGTGTTAGCCATAGTGCCAGCATCGACGAGCTGGTTGATGATTGTGTTGATTGATTCGTTGAGTGGTCCAAGCAAGACCCCAAAGCCGAGATCATAGAAGCCACCGTCAGGTGATGGGATAAATGGATACTTGGTGAAGTATTGCTCAGCTTTGATGCTGAGGATGACATCACCTTTCTTGTTGTATTCAATATCATTTTTGGTGTAACGAGCAACAATGCGAGCAACTTTCTTGTTGTCTCGACGTACATAAACAATGTAGGGTTCAGCGTAGCCATCGTCATCTAAGTCAATGAAGCAGTGCTGTTCCAAAATTTCAATTGGGGTACTAGAGTCGTTAGGCTCAGGTGCTTGCATACCTTGAGCACGATCTTGAGCTTGCTTCAAACCACTAGCACCCAAGATAGAAGCGTCACCTTGTCTACGACCTTCAGAGATACCTTCTAACCACAGTCCACGAGCTGTGCGCTCATAGATTTCATTCTTCTGCATTTGAAGAACGTGTGTAACACGGGGAGCAGTCTCAAGACTCTTAGTCCAATAGTTAACTACCAAGTCTTTAGCCAACACGTTCTCAGAGATGTTGTGCTTCTTAACTGGATCGTAATAAGTCTTTTTGAATGCACAACCAACGATAGGCTGTGTAATCAAGACTTTATCCATCTCGCCTTCCCAGTCTTCGTCTTCTTCAAGAAGCTGGTAGCTCATGTGATTCTCAACACGAGCTGCACGAGCAGATCGCAAACCGTCTTTGTCTTCACCAACTACACGGCACTTAACTGGCAGATCACTGTCAATCAGTACTGGGTAGCTACGTGCATGGTATTGCAGAGCAGCAATAGTGATGAGGGGGAACTTAACGTTTGAAGCATTAGCCCAAGGAAAGTTCTTAGTCTTGGCAACTTGTAAGGCAAGTTCTAGGGAAGCTTCGGTACGCTTCTCCCAAGTGTTACGAGATAGCAAATCGTTTTCAAAGTCTTTAACGACCTGAGAACCAATAGCAGACAAGTCCTGTTCACACAGAAGCTCGGCAATGTTGGCCTCATACATGAGGTCTTCAACTTTGAATTTATCTTTGAGTTGCATATCTAATACCCACAAACAGAGGATCGGCCTAAGTCTACACCAATACTTTCAGAAACATAAGTCCTGTACTCTTCTTCTTCGATTTCTTTTTCAGTAGGTGCTTCCCACATCCTATCGAGCATAAGACCAAGATAAGCCCAAGCGTCAACCTGGTCGTCATGCTTGTCCCTAGGAAACCGTAGTAGCTGGTCTTCAAAAGGTTGGTACCAATCTGCGTCTTTGTCAAAACGACAAGCCCCGCTTCTCATACGAGCTTGGACGCTTCTAGCACGGGTCAGTTTGTCACCACTAGGCTTGAGTAGAACAATGTTGACAAACTCGTTGCGCTTGAGCATCGCTTCATTAAGAAATGGGCCAAGAGACTTCTGGATGGTTCCCTGTTCAAATCCAAAGAGTACAGGCTTATAAATCCGTTGAATCATCAGGATTGTATCCACAATCTCCAATGCGTCCATACGCTGATTGATGACATGCTTACAGTACAGCTTTCCGTCTTCATCCATACCGCCTACAACAAAAGCAGAGTAGTCAGCCCGTTGTGACTGGGATACAGCCAAGTCACAGGTAGCGTAGTAGACCAGCTTCTTCTTAGCCTCATCAGGTTTGATAGCTTGAAAGTCAGCCTTAGTAAAGAACGTGTCACCCACATCCAGTGGGATGTTTAACATCTCTTGGGAGTAAATGTCAGCCAGACCTTGACGTACATAGTCCTCTTTAAGCAGTTTGAACTGCTCAGCAGTCTTCATCTCAGGCCATAGCAAGGTCTTAAAGTCGTCAGTATGGGCACGATACTTAACAGACTTCCAGGGTAAGACGTTCCTAGAATACTCTTTGAGGTCTTCCCGTACCAGGTCTTTGACTCCCTTGTGGGAGCTAAGCTGAGTAGCTGGCATCAAGTTTTCAAGCAGACTGTCTAGGTGAAGGATGGTTCCAACAATCCTAATCTTGCCAGATGAAGCTACGCAAGGGATTAAAGCACCATAGAACCAACGCTTGAACTTCATGCGTCGATCCTTGTTCATAACAATCTCGTCGTTTTCCATGTCATCACCGATGACTAGATCAGGACGTAGGTTAGCCCACTTTAGACCACGAAGCTTCTGCTCACTTCCCTTCGCTTGTATCCTGAAGGTGTACCCGTCTTCCATCTCGACAATGAGATCGTCTTCCGTATCCTTCGGAAACGAAGATATAGCGAATAGCGATCTGAGGTCTTCGTTATCCAAGAGTTCCTTCTTAACATCCCCAAGGAATTGAACAGCTTGCGATACCGTGTCTGACACAATGAGGACATACCGAGACTCCCTGAATAGGACTGAAGCTAGGGTGTAGGCATGGGTTACAGCCGTAGACTTGGCATGGTAACGAGGAGCAGCGATAGCTACCTGCCGATTGTTACTAGTAACAAGTTCCCAAATTTCTTTGTGAAACTGAGGTGTCTCAGCAGGTCTATCAAAGTTCTTACGAAGGACTGAGTTAACAAAGCCCTCCATAACACTGGCATTAAGGCGTGACAACCTTAGCCTCCGTCCGGTTCAGTTCCCGAACCTCCACATCTACAGGTACGGCATTGGATAACTTGCCACTAGCAAACTTAGCAAACTCCTCTGACAGCTTAAGCAGACGATCATCAATAGTCTTCTCAACCTGCTCTTTAACGGGGTTAGCTAAGAGCTTCTCTTGCTTAGTCATTAGATCAGTAGTGATCTTCAAGGCTACGTGAGCCTTAACAGGAACCCTAACAATCCCACCAGTACGTTGATCAAACTGAGCATCACCCAGGTCTAAACGATCTTCAACAGCTTTAAGAGCTTTGTCAATAACCTTCTTCATAGAAGAAGACATCTGTTGAACATCCTCAGACTGAAGCTGAAGAGCGTATTCCTTGAACCAGTCAGTAGTCTTCCACATCTTCAATGTAGGAAGAGGTACTCCCGTTACAACAGCTGTCTCAGCCAGGTTACCTAGCATCAGGTACGTACTGACAGCTTGTAGCTTCTGGTTCTGAGTCCAGATGGACTTCTTGTAACGACGATCATGGGACTTGGGTCTACGCATTGATTGACTCCTAACTTGATTGGGGTGGACTATACCATCCTTCTAGAATCTGAACATTGTCACGGATGTGACAACATAGAAGAAATATTTTACGAATGAATACCTTTGGTGGACTTGACAAGGTATTTTCAAAACGAGACACTAACGGCGTTTCTTTCTTTTACTGTTTTCTTTCTTTGGGGTTAAGTAGAGAACAACTATGTCTGCGTAGCAGATGTTCAGTATGCGAGGTACGTAGTACCGAGCATCTATAACGAGTAGTAACCCCCTCTTGTTTAAAAAATTACTGTAGCGTTGTAAGTTGCTATAAGTAAATTCTTATAAACAAAATATTTCCCCCCTATACCCCTACAACTACTACTAGGTTTAGGGTACACAACAATATCTAGGTAGTACTCTAGTACTTATCCACAACTTATCCACAAGGCTATGTTTCTTGTTGACATTGTTGTTTTATTGCAACACCTTATCTGACAACAACTTAGCTACACATATCCCCCCCTAACTTAGTAGCTAATCTAACCGCTTTAAACCTACTTTCTTGGTGTCGTTTGGTATGCGTTGATACTCCGACAGCTATGTACCTAGATCGTAGCTATAACAGGCTTCTATTCCGTCACTACGTTGGCGTTGATCTACATACGTTTAGACGAAGCTAACTCTCCTGTACGTTTATTAAGACTTGCTGTTATTTAGCCCCCACGGTTCCCGCTTAGGTTGACCCGCTTCGCTTGCACTAACCACGCCAGTCGTTCGTCGCTTCGCTCCTCCTTTGTGGCATGGCTCCGCGCGTTCCGCGCTTCGGGCTTGCGCCTTAGTGCTTGGTCAATCCCTCCCTTCGGTCGGGACTGCGGCGCGTTGCGCCTTGCCACGCTTCACCGTTTTGTGAGGGGGCTAAATCCCCTCAATTCTCAACAAACTAGGAGTTAGCTATGTCTCAACAAAACAATTTCGATTTCAACGGCTTTAACGCTATGACAGAACGTAAGCCTGCTGGCTTACAAATCTTCTTGGCACAACAGCTGCTGTCTAACGCTCTCTGGAGCATGGAGAAGTACGACAACCCACGTCAAGTGGAGGTTCGTGACGCTCTCAATGCACTCAAGACGCTGCGTACTCAGCTCAAGGCTGACGCTCTCGCTCGTGCTGAAGCTTCTCCCATCTAATGTGGGTCTTGATCAAGGTAGTAGTTCACTCTACTACCTTTTTCTTTTACCAATCAACTGGAGAACTACATGTTCTATCACGCTGTTATCTCTATGAAGGATAGATGCTTCACCATCCGTCCTTCTAACCACGGTGTCACTGACATCGAATGGTTGCACGGCTGTCGTACATACGGAGTCGATATGTCTCCCATTGATCTGGAGATGGACTTGACTCGTAAGAAGATGTACGACTGTTTATCTGACACTCAATGGAGAGACTACATCATCTCTCTTGAAGACCCTGTACTTGTTCCTAATAACAATTTTGTTAGTTCCAGGTACGTTCCTGACAAGTGGGACACACGTCCCGAAATCTATTAACTGGAGAAGATCATGATTGAAACTGATGAAATGTGGGTTGTTAACCGAGTTCTGTATGTTATCTACGCTGTAGCTATTTTGGTTATATGGATGACTGCATAATGAATACTTATAAATGCTTTTATGACCTAGGATTTGTAGAAGTCCTAGCTGATGACAAAGAAGAAGCCGCTGAGAAAGCGGCTCTTTTGTTTGGACTAGGACGTAGATCATGGTTTGTCAAAACTTACCTGATGTGACGCTCTGTCCGCAGACGCTCAGTCTGGCAAGCTGCACGCCAGCGGAGCTGGCATTTGCTTGCTTAGCCTTCGCTCAAATATCTAAGCGGGACTCGTCGCCTGCCCGTCAGGGACGGGGGCAGTCGCCTTCGCCCTTTATTAACTTTCAATGGAGATAGACATGCAAATCACTGAAGCTTTAGATGTTCTTGACATCAATCACTTGGATGCTTATGACGATTCTATAGAACGGATCTCTCTGGATGAAGCTACACTGGCAGAGTATAAAGAAGCTGCTTTTCTAGCTGGTCTTCACTCATATTTAGACTGGTTTTACGACGGAGAACAATCGGAGTTTGATAAATGACAAACAAAGAAACAATGAAGCTGGCGCTTGAGGCGTTGAAAGACGCAACGCTACATATCTGGCTTGGGGACAAAAAAGGTTCAGAAGCGAACATTAGAGCGCACAAAGCCATTGACGTTTTAGAAGCCGAACTAGCCAAGCAAGAGCAGGGTGAGCCTGACAAATACGTTATGGACATTGAATGTACCAAGTGCGGGGCAAAACAATCAGGAATTCTTACTGTCAACACCACACCACAACAACGCACATGGGTTGGTTTAACAGAAGAAGAACGAGACGAAATCTATCTTGCAGTTGAACTTGGTGCAAATGGTGAAGAATTGATTGAAGCCAAACTTAAGGAGAAGAACAATGGTTAAACCAGAACTGACCTACGAAGAGTTTTGCATGTTGCCAATGCAGTACTACCAAGGAATCAGGTATGACTGGGGTGCTATGAGGCTGCATCGCAATGATGCTCATGGCATCCAAAAAGAAACAGTGACAAAACAAAAGAAACGTGGAGACATCTATAGTGGTTGGAAAGATCCTGACATTGTGTATTTTCTAGATGGAGATGATCGAGAGTTCAAAACAACAGATCAAATCTATGTGGCATACATGGAAAAAGCTTGTGGGATTAAGTGAGACAGCAAACTTTCACATTGTTCTTAGTAACAAGAGCAATGTGGAGGCAATGTTGCCTTGTACGGAGGTTCAAATGGATGCTATGTTATCCACTCTCTATGCTGCTGCTACCGAGGCTTTAGTCTCGGAAACATCGGCTACCAGTACCTTTGAGAAAATGATTGCAGCTGCTTATACCCATAGCACTGTAGAAACTTTCACTAAGGAACTGAAGGACACTGAAAAACAAATTAAGAAGGACTTTGAGGTCGGGTCTATGCCTGGTCCTTGGCGTTCTGCTAAATCTGTGATTCAAAGTGCTATGAAACTGGGCATTAGCTTGGTTGATGACAACGGTGGCTATCGTGGTAAATCTGCTCTTCAGCAGAAAATCAAAGAAGCCAAGCCAGTCAAAGAAGACATGACTAGCCAGCAATACGCTGACAAAATCATCAAAGCTTTGATGGAAGTACCAGAAGAGTTGGATGCTGTCGAAGTATTCCAGCTTGTCAAAGACTTTGTTATCGGTAGCAACTAATGCTCACACAAGGCATTGAGGTGATGAAGTACGTCAGAGCCAGCGCAGGTCGTGCTGGTATCTCTGTCGTATTTGAAGACGTAAACCAACCAAGGCATGATGGTCGAACCATCTATCTTCCACGGATTACGTACAAAACTACCGACATGGAACTCAAACAACTGATGGCATCTGTTGACCACGAGGTTGCACACGATAAATTCAGTTGTTTTGATGTTCTTAAAGAGAAGAAAGCTAACCCAAAAGGTTTGCTGATGTTTGTGTGGAACTTCCTTGAGGATTCACGCATCAACATGATCGAAGCCAAAGAGTATCTGGGTTTCAAAGAGAACTGGGATGATTGCAGCTCTATCTTGGTACAGGACATCTTGTCTAAATCCAAGAAAGAGAAAACAACCATGTCAGTGCTCGTAGAAGCCTTGATCTATTGGGAAGCTCGACTCTCTGCTCACGCATTTCCACAAATTGAGTTAGCTGCAAGCCGAGTAACTCCTAACAAGAAAATCCTAGATGTTCTTAGTAACTATTGTGATCGTCTTATTGATTGTCATGCGATCATAGACAAGAGATTGGGCACAGAAGCTACTTTCAAACTTGCTGAGGACATCCTCAATGAGCTAGATGAGAAATGCAAGGAAGAACTTCCAAAACCAAAACTGAGTCCCGAAGGGGACGAAGGTGATGAGGATGGAAAGGGAGCTAAAGCATCCTCTAAGAGTGGCAAAGCAGGTGAATCTGAAGACTCCGAAGGAGAACGCAGACACGGCAAAGATGACTCTGATTACAAGATCATCGAAGTAGTTGTTACCGAAGAAGACTTAAACAAGTATTCTGTAACCATTCCTGAAGAGTCAGGCATGAGTAAGGTAGGTATCAACTTCAAACCTGTAAAGAGTGAAACTGGAGATTGGGACTTAACTGACTTCAACAAGTTTGTTGTTGTCAACTATCCCAAAGCTGTTGGTGACGCTAAGTACCAGCTAGTAAGCACTGCTAATCACATTAACCATGAGTTCAGTCGTCGAGTGACTCCTAAACTAGTCTCTCAAGAAAACTTTGCTCAACAGGTTAGGCGTTTGATTCAGATCAGAGCCAAAGTTCAGCGTGTCTATGGTGTCAAGAAAGGCAAATTGGATCAGTCTCGACTGTCTCGTATTTGCTTCAATGCACCTGGATTCAATGAGCGTGTGTTTAAGAACAAGATCGAAAACAAGACACTGGATGCAGCTATCACCGTACTGGTCGATAAATCTGGTTCTATGTCTGGTGAAAAAGACTTGTTTGCTATGGCATCGACTTTGCTTGTCAATGAGGTATGTACAACTTTGAATATTCCATTGGAGATTCTTGGTTTTACTGACGACGAAATACGCACTGCTGTAGGTCGTGAGATTGCTCCTGTCATGTACATCTACAAAAACTTTTCTGACATCAAAGTCAGTGACGAAGATTTGAGAAAGTACTACGGCATGAGCAGCTCATACATGCACGGCAATCCTGATGCTGAGAACATTCTTTGGGCGTATGACCGATTGGTCAAACGTAAGGAGAAGAAGAAGCTATTGATTGTCATGTCTGACGGCAGTCCTGCTGCAAGTAAAGGTGGTAGCGGCATTGGTAGGTATACCGAGAACGTTATCAAAGAGATTGAAGCGTCAAAGAACGTTGAGATATATGGCTTAGGTTTGTGTAGCGATTCAGTTGAGCATTACTACAAAGCTCACAGCGTTGTTAACGAGCCCCAAGACATTCCGAGCAAGTTGATTGAGTTAATTGAAAGGAAGATATTGCGATGACAAGTCCAGCAGGAGCAAAAGCAAGTCCACCAAAAGTGGAAGACCTTGTTAAGAAAGCTTTGAAGGAAGCTCTCGACAAGCGTAAAACAACAGAAGACGTGTTACCAGTAACAATGAAAGAAGAAGAAACAACTGAAGACTGTGGCGTAGAAACAACAGTTTCTGCAAGCGTAGAGTTGAAAGACTCTCAGCGATGGTTATCAGACATTGTTGCAGCGCATGTTGACTCAGACTTTCCAGTAACAGTCTTTGACGACAGCGATTGGGATGCCCGCATCTCATCATTCATACCAGCTATCAACAAGTCATACGTGATAGATACTGAGCTGGCTTCTAACATCCTACGAGCTTGGGAACTAAATGAGAAAGTACTTTGTTACGGTCCTACTGGAGCTGGTAAGTCTAGTCTTATTGAGCAGCTTTGTGCTCTTACTCGGCGGCCTTTCGTTCGTGTTAATTGCACTGGGGATATGGATAGCTCAATGATCTTTGGTCAGTTAACGGCTAAAGATGGTTCAACACATTGGGTTGATGGTGCAGTTACCGAAGCAGTTCGATACGGCGCTGTGTTTGCTTGGGACGAGTGGGACGTAACACCTCCAGAAATCTCAATGGGTCTGCAATGGCTCTTAGAGGATGATGGCAAGCTGTTCTTGAAAGAAATGCCAGGTAGTACTGCTGACAAACAAATCGTGCCTCACAAAGACTTTAGGATCGTTGCTATCGGTAATACCCAAGGTCAGGGTGATGAGACAGGTGCTCATGCAGGCACTAACGTTCAAAACTCTGCTACATTGGATCGTTTCGGTACAGCAGTCTACATTGACTACTTACGACCAGAGATCGAAGAAACAATGCTGAAGAACAAGTTCTCTGGTATCAATGCCAAAGCAGTCAAGGAGCTAGTCAAACTAGCTAACTTGGTTCGTACAGGTTACAAAGCAAATCAGTTTAGTCTTACGATGTCACCTCGTTCGTTGTTCAGTATCTGTCGCAAAGTTCAATCAGGTTGCACACTCAAGCAATCTTTTTCTCTTGTGTACTTGAACAAGTTGAATGACACACAACGTAAGGTTGCTGACGAGCTATACACCAAGGTGTACGGCAAGAACGCTTAAACCTCAAAACCACAAGGCTCTCCTGTCCGTAGGCAAACCTACTCTACGGGAGAGCTTTCTATTTTGAGTTTTAGAGAAACACATGATTGATCGCAAACTAATACTTGCAAATGCTCCTAGTAACATTGGTCAACAGATCAGTATTAACCATGCAGGCTGCGAAGCAGGTGAGGACAGAAAGCAACGCTTGTACATCAAGCGTACTGAGAAAGGTCTGGTGGCTTATTGTCATCACTGCTCTCAGTCAGGCTTTGCTAGGGATGGAGACACAAGGCTAGGTACTTGGGTGCTTAAAAAAGAGGCAACTGTTGTAAAGACGCAACAAAAGCCTGAGTTAGGTCCTCTGAGTATTGGTGGCAAGATGTGGCTGCTTGCAAACCACTGCACAACAACAAGCAAGGTATTCTGGGGCATCAAAGATGACCCTTTGAAGGTTGCAATGACGTTGCAGAACCCCGAAGGGGAAACAATTGGCTGGCAGATGAGGAACTTGGTTCCTGATGCTGTGCCTAAGTACACAACGTACTACATCGACAACAAAACAAAAGGTGAATCTGCTTGGTTTAACAACGGAAGCAAGGTTCTAGTAATCACTGAGGATTATCTTAGTGCTTATCGTGTCTCTCG